GGACAGGGAAGTTCGACAGCCGGCGGTCAATTTCCATCTCGGTCGTAACATCGCCCTTGCAGTAAGTCTTGAACAGCTCCCACTTATCGGGGTCGTGCTTGGGGAGATTCCGTGTCCTGCCGCCGTTGCTTTGTGTGGCGGCGCAGGGGACGCAGAAATAGCGGATAAGTGCCTTGCCGACCGAGAGCTTCTGCTTTTCAGCGGGGAGGCCCAGAGCCTTGCCGGTTGCGTCCAGTCCTGCGGTAAATCCACAGTAGAGGCCGTGAAGCATCGTGTCCCGCCACTGGTCCACCGGCAGCAAGTGCCCGCAGAATTTCGAGAGGCAGTACCACTCGAATGCCGCATTGTAGGCGTGTTTGATGTAAGCGGGATTGCCCAGAGCGTCGAACAACCATTCCGGCAGCAGCTCTCCCTGAGCCAGATCCACGATTTCTACGGGACCGCCATCTACGCTGTACGCGAACAGCAGAATCTCAAAGTCAGGGCTTTGCACGTACTTATACGCCCCGGCCTTTGCGATAGGGACGCTGCTGTATGTTTCAATGTCAATCGAGATATGCGTCATCCGTCCCACCTCTCGTCCTTAATCAGAGCCATGCTCTCCGTGAGTTTCCCCCTTTGCCGGCGCAAGGCTTTTTCATAGCTGGACGGCTCAATCCGCACCTGCGGGAAGAACGCCAGCAGATGGTATTGCTCGGACTGTCTCAGGCTTTCCAGCGTCTTAACCACTTCGTTCAGCCGGTCAACCTCGGACCGCAGTATGCCGATAAGCTCCTCTCTGCGGGGGTCGCTGCAATATTGCTTTGCCAGCTTGAGAACCTTTTTCATCTGCTTTTTATTTGCGTTGGCGAAGAACTCTCTGACATTCAGCTCCATATAGCCTGTCGGATATTCAATTCGGAATACGCCGTTATTCATGGTCGCCGCCCCCTCTCTCAGCGGCGGCGATTTCGCCGGCACAGGCTGCGTAACCGGCAAGGTCCACAAAGTTGTCCTCCTTGTACCCGGTGGCAATCCGAGCCACCTTTAGCAGCCCCATCATAGTAGCCACGTCTTTGGCGTTGATGTGGTTGATTGCCATGACCTTAGCCAGCTCAGGATGAGAAGCTCGCAGGTAGACGCCCCACAACAGGCCGATGGTTTCAAAGTTGTTCTCCGGTGTGCCATAGTCCTGCTGGCGTTCCCCGCATACGCAGACACGAGCGGCCTCTAAAATCTCAGCTCTTTTCATGGTCTTCCTCCTTTTCAGGAACCTCCACCAGACGAGTATTCGGACGCAGCTGACAGCCACACTGCGGGCAGTCAAAAGCGTCATAATAGGTTTCGGGCTTCGCACTCCCTGCGAGGCGGCTCAACACGGAACCGGCGTTATCGGTCACAGCTACGTAGTGATCCGCAATCTGCGGAATGAATTCGGTTCCACACACAGGGCAGGTCAGTTTCTTCATAGCGTTTATCCTCCTTAATGAAAAAGGCGCACGACCACTTATGGGTGGCCGTGCGCCTTTGCTCGATTTATCCAAAGTACGGCTGGCCGGTTAAGGGATTGATTGCCCCCGGCTGGACGCCCAGCGGGTTGGGCTGCTGCATACCCGTGTTGGAGTACGTCATCTGCCCCGGAGTGGAGTACGTCATCTGCCCCGGAGTGGCCGGCATAGCCGCGCCATAGGCGGGAGTAGCGGGAGCGCCGGCCTCCATACCGACACCGGCAAAATCAGCTGCTGCGCTGGCGCCACCGGCAAGGGCCTCGCCATCGCGGGTCTTCATCACGTTGCCCAGCCCGCAGCCTACGCCGCGCTTGCCCGCACGGTTGTAACCGAAGAAGTTGATCGTCACGCGGGCGTACATACCGCTGTAAATGTCCTGCGGGAGCAGCTCGGTGTTGATGTCGCTCTGGTGAACCACCTGCGGCTTGTTCTTGGAGCTGGCTGTAATGACCCAGCAGCCCTTGCACTCGGGACCGTAGGGCGTACCGTTCTCGCGGACGCCATCGCCGTCATGGATGGGGATGGGCATGACAGGAGGGCGAACGCCGTTCCAAATCTTGCCCTGCGCATCGGCAGCGGCGGCCTCAATGCTGGCGTCGATGTTCTGCTTGACCGCCGTATCGGTCTTGGGGATTAACAGGGTCACGGAATATTTGGGGGTAGCCGTAGGGTCGTTGTTGTTCACCCTCGGCTGCACGAGATTGACATAGGACAGGCGAACCTCGCCGGTCAGAACTTTCGTAGGCACATTGTTATACATAACTGTTTTTCTCCTTTCGATTTCACTCTGCACTGTTTTTCTTGCCCACTTAACTCCGGGGTCATCTTCTGTAAGGACCCGACCGCTGGCGCATTTCACGCATTTAATGCGCCAGCCGCCGTTGTGCCTCTCGAAGTGTCCATATCCGGGTTCTACCCAACTGCCGCAGCAATAGCAGTAGCCGGGATATTTATTTCGAGCCATTGTCAGCCACCTCCGCAAAGTCGGCGGCGGCGCTGCTGAACTCCTTACGGGAATCATTCTCATCTGCGAGGGTCGGGCTGCCCTGCGGCTTCACAACAAACTCACCGACCAGCTCCTCAAATTTCTTTTTGCCGAGAACCTTTTCGAGCTGCGCCAGTGTCTTGGGAACGCTGTCGTAAATGACCGCCCGGTCAATCCCGTTCTCAATAAGCGTATCAAGAGCCTTGTCCTGATTGCTCCAAACACGGGAGCTGCGGCCCGCGACAACTTTCCAGCCAGGGATTTTCTCTCCGTTAAGCATGGCCTCAAGCGCCCGCTTCTTCACAGCTTCGTACCACGCCACAAGGTCCTTACCCCGCGCAAGCACGTCGCTCATGCCATCGGGGGAGAGGAGCGCCACGTTGCGGCTTTCAACCGCGTCTTTGAAATCGTCGAACGCTCCAATCTGCTGTGCGGCCTGCGCTTTGCAAATGCCATTGGCTCGGCAGAACTGGCACCAGCTGCCTGCGTGGTACTCGCCAAAGCCCATGTAGGCCATCATCGCTTTCGGCTTGATTTCCTCGCCCCAAGCAAGCAGGTCT